GTAATGGTCAAAGGCGATGCCCTAAAGAAGTTTGCTACAGCTATGACTGAAGCGTCGAAAGGTGGAAAGCTGCAAGCTATTTTTGGCAAAGAAATGGGCGACGATATGACTAACTTCGCCAAAATACTTGAGTTTAACGCTAGGACGGTAGAAGGTGGCGACCTCATTGCAGCTAACATTGCGGCAAGCCCATTACAAAATATTGGCACTTTATTCAGGATAGGAACTACAGGTAGGCTTTTAAGCTCTGCTCCGATATACAAACGTGTCAGAAGGGATTACGAAAACCTGAAGAAAGGCATATCACCTGAAGAACGTGCTACAAGTCTAGGAAAAATAATTGCAGCGGCTCTCGTGCAAGCTCCCGGTCAGCTTGCTGAGGAAGGTGTGAGAGCAGGTGATGAAAGAATTCGTTTTGCAGCGCAGAATCTTTCTCCTACACCACCGTTGCCTTCATCTGGAATAGGCTCTGTAGATGTAACGCAACCATTAACACCAGATATAGCGCCAACCCGAACAAATGTACCAGCACCAACCCCTAGCTCAACAACCACTTCAGCTAGCACCATTCGTCAACAAGCGGCACAAAACCCTGCAATAGCAGATGCCCTTGGGCTTCGTGGCCCAACAGCAGGGCTTATAAATAGGGAATACCTTTAATGGACATGGATAAACTTCGGCAAGAGATTGCCGACGATGAAGGTGTAAAGCTTAACGAAGATGGGCAACACATCATTTATTTGGATCACTTAGCACTACCCACCTGTGGAATTGGCCACCTCATTGTAGAAGGTGACGATGAGCATGGTCAGCCTGTCGGCACTGTTGTCAGCGATGAACGTGTGCGCCACTTGTTTGCTCGTGATTGTGCAGTGATGCTGGAAGACTGTAAAGTTCTGTACTCAGACTTCGATGATTTACCCGAAGACTGTCAGCATATCATTTGCAACATGATGTTTAATATGGGCAGGCCGCGCCTCTCCAAATTCAAGGGTATGAAGGCTGGCGTTGATGCAAGAGAGTGGAACAGGGCCGCCGACGAAATGGTAGACAGCCGTTGGTACGATCAGGTCACCAACCGCGCAAAACGTTTGGTTGCGCGTATGAGAGCTTTGCAGGATCAAGCTTAATACACATCATTTCCTGATTGTCTGCACGTTGAATGTCGGCGTCTATGTGCACAGACTGCTGATAGCATTCATCCAAACTTTCAAAAGGCGATAAAGCAGCCACATTGTATTCTGTGGGCGCTACCGCCGTGACAAGAATAAGCATCCATTCATAGGGCATACTCACCCCCTTGCAGCAGATCCAATACCCATAGTGGCCACATTGTTGCCATAATCTTTATCGTATGCGTCTTTGACCAACTTGGCAATCTGTAAGCCAATTGTTCTATGCTCTTCCTTCGACATAGCGCGAAGCTTATTATATGTGTCGATATCAACACCTACAGACTTGACTTGTTTTGCTTGTTTCATCAAAATCTCCCAAAGATCCCCACAACAGCCCACATATTACCATGTATTACTCAAGACGCAAGAACAAGTACGGCGCACAGAAAACCACTGTCGATGGCATCACGTTTGATTCTAAGTGGGAATCTCAGCGATGGGGTGAGCTAAGAGCGATGGAGCGTGGTGGATATGTTAAAGATCTTGAAAGACAAGTTAAGTATGAGATCATCGTCAATGATCAAAAGATTTGCCGATATGTTGCAGACTTTAGATACAAAAAAGTTGATGATGATGGAACTGAAGAGACAGTTGTTGAGGATGCTAAAGGATTTGAGACACCTGATTTTAAGTTGAAAAAGAAATTGATGAAGGCCGTACACGGTATCGAATTATTTTTATCAAGAAAGAGTTGACAGGCAGTCTTTGCGATATTATGTTTGTGATGATTTAGCGATCACAACTGATGGAGACTGCCATGAACGGAAACACCGTTCCACAATTCAACGATCTTTCGTCTCTTAAACAAAGACGCGATGAGATCAAATCTCAAATTGATGAACTTCAGCAATCTATGAAGATTGTCAATAACTCACTCAAAGACATGTTTGAAGAGACTGCCCAAATGCAGCTTGCTCAACAAGGCAAGGACTTTGGTCAGACTACGATTAACACTGGCGATCATAAGGTCACCATTGATTTTCGCAAACGTGTCGATTGGGATCAGGATAAGTTGGTTGAGGCTCTCAATCAGATGGACCCTGATACGGCTCGTCATTATGCAACAATTAAATACAGCATTGGCGAGACTAAGTACAACAACGCACCACCAGAAATTCAATCCGCTCTCTCTGAGGCGCGTACTGTTTTTCTGCAAGGTGTTACCGTCAACATTGAAGATAGGGATACCAACTAATGCTTCAAATTATCTCTGCCGAAGAAAGGCTGGCTGAAAAGCGTGGTCACAAAATTGTGATTTGCGGTCAGTCCGGTGTGGGGAAGACATCACTGGTACGCACTTTGGACATGGACAAAACATTGTTCTTGGACTTAGAAGCCGGTGATGCCGCCATTGAAGGATGTAAAGTCGATGTCATTAGACCGCGCACTTGGCAAGAGTGCCGTGACTTTGCATGCTTCCTTGGTGGCGGAAACCCCGCTTTAAGTGATGACTCTCCATACAGCATGGCGCATTACGAATATGTCACGCAGATGTATGGTGAGCCAGAAGCTGTCTTGCAAAAGTACGATACGATCTTTGTCGATAGTATCACTGTAGCAGGGCGGCTGTGCTTTACGCACAATCAGAACCAGCCAGAAGCCAGATCAGAACGTAACGGCAAACTAGACACTCGCGCAGTGTATGGTGCGCAGGGTCGTGAGATGATGGCGTGGCTAACTCACCTACAACATATTCGTGAAAAGAATGTTATTTTCGTCGGCATCCTAGACGAAAAGACAGACGAATATGGGCGGCTTAATTACGAACTTCAAATTGAAGGTGCGAAAACAGGCCGTGAATTACCCGGCATCGTTGATGAAGTTATCACGATGGCAACGCTTGCGTCCGATGAGGGCAACATGTTTCGTGCTTTCATTTGCGACAACTTAAACAAGTGGGGATATCCTGCGAAAGACAGGAGCGGTAGGCTAGATCCTATCGAAGAACCTCACCTCGGCAAACTGTTTGAAAAAATGTCAGGGCCACGTCCCGACACGATGCAGTTTGTCAATCCAACAGCGGTCAATATTGCAGAAGGAGAAAGCTGACATGACCCTTGACCTGAACAGTTTTAATTATGATGACGCGCCGCAGAAGACTGAATTTGCGCTGCTTCCGGACAACGCCGTTGTACGGGGCATCGTGAAGCTGAGTGGTGGCGACATGGAAATCCCTGAACTTGGTGGAGGACAATACTTTAAATCTTCTGCCAGCGGGGCAAAGTGGATGCCTATTGAAATCACTATCGTTGGTGGTGAATTCGACAAGCGCAAGATTTGGCAGAACATATTTGTTGATGGAGCCAAGCTTGATGACAATGGCTATCCAATTGCCAAGCGCATTGGGTTAGAGACAATCAAGCGCATGGTTGATAGTGCTTATGGGCTGAAGAAGGACGACACGAGTCCTGAAGCGCTCCAGAAACGTGCAACTATTACGGGTGTGCATGTTCTAATGGGAATGGAAATTTGCTTTAAGATTGGGATTGAAAAAGGGAACAATGGTTACCCTGACAAGAACAAGATTAAGGTTGTGTTGACCCCAGACTCGCAAGAGTTTATTTCTGGGGGTGTTGCACCGCAAGTTGCACACGCACCCGCTCCTGCACCACAAGCCGCTGCTCCTGCACCGGCACAGGCACAGGGGGTAACACCACCATGGGCGCGTTAACATCATTGTGGAATTTTGTTCTTGGAAAGTCTCAAGAAGATACTTCACCCAAGTATTTTGGCGGCAACCATCAGAGGTCGCTAAACTCGGTACAGGGGGGAACCGGGGCCGTAAATCCCCCCACTTTCACCGAAAAGAATGTTTCTGGTGTGCCTAACCATTGCAGAGACACGTTAAGGCTTGTCTCTCGCAAGAAAGGTGCAACTGTGCCAGAGCTTGTGGATAAGACAGGAAAGAAGAAAGGAACAATCTATCAAGAGATTGTTTCAATCAAAAAGTCTGGTGTGAAATTACACAAGAAGTATGAAAAACCAGTCTACAGGTTTTTTGTGAGTTAGCCATGTTACTCCGTCCGTATCAGGAGGTGGCAATCAACGACGCCGCTGATGCTCTGGACAAGCACGGTAATACACTCGTAGTCGCACCCACTGGGGCTGGAAAGACAATCATGCTTTCCGCTCTAGTGGGCAAGCGTCGTGATGTGTCAAAAGATGTGCTAATCCTACAGCATCGTGATGAGTTGGTTTCACAAAACTCCACAAAATTTCAACGTGTGAACCCTGAATTATCTGCAAGTTACGTCAACGCTTCACAAAAAGACTGGGGCGGCGACGCAGTATTTGCAATGGTTCAAACCCTTTCACGCGAGAACAACCTGAAGCATATGCCCAAGGTTGACCTTATCGTTGTAGATGAGGCGCATCACACTATTGCTGATACATATCAACGTATCATTAAGGCCGCTAAGAAGGCCAATGAAGGGGTGCAAGTTGTTGGCTTTACC